ACAGGTCTAGCAGTGGTTCATGTCCGCTTGCACGTCCGCCAAAGGTCTTCAGTCTAGCCCCTGCTGGTCGTACCCTGCTCATGTCCCACTCAGGTATCTTACCAGCATACAGCATAGCTATCAGCTCACGGAATGCAGATGCCCAGCCTATCTTGCTGTCACTAACAACAATAACACTGTCAGTCTTGTGGAAGCTCTCAGCAACCACAGGCAGCTTGGTAATGAAGTTACGCTCTACGCTGAAGCCTACGCCTGTACCACACATCAACACGTACATCAGCTCATCAAAGCTACGCGGTGAGTCAATGGCTAAGTAACTACAATTAAATCCAGCTACGTTGTCCTTTGCCAGAGCCTCTCCTGCTGTCATCATGCAGCGCATACTAGGCATAACGTCCATGTTATGTATAGCGTCAAACAGCTCAGCACTTGTCTTCTGATCTATCTGACCTCTGTCAACCCAGAAAGCTACATAGCGGTTGACTGTCTCTGCCCATGTCTCTCTACGCTTCTGCTCTGGTAGCCATCGTGCGTAGCGGCTCTTGTGTATAAACTGTTGGTACTGATCCATTATTATTCCTCATCTCGTGGTATGTGGTAGGAGCATGCTTTTAAGAAGTAATCAAACTGCTCTCTCATGTCAGATAATGTTAACCCATCGTTATATATCGTATAGACTATCTTGACTGCTGGACATATCCTCTCTACTTCTCCGAACTCTGGATAGTGTATCAGCTCAAACTTAGGTTGTCTGTCCATTAGCTATTCTCCTCTGTCACCATTGCTGTTAGCTTCTGTAAGTACCATCCAGCCTTCTGCAAGTCTTCTACCTGCTTGCCTTTGTAGTCATAGCGCCACAGATACTTCAGGCAGTTGCCCTTGAGGTAGCCCTTGAATGCAACACTAGACATGGACTCTTCAATAGCTTCAATACATTCTATGCTGCCTGTGTTGTAGTGCCGTGGCTTGTTTACATCATCTATAATATCTTCAGCCTCCTCGTGTGCTGCCTTCATCCACGCCTCTAGTCCTGTGGCTTGTTTCTCTATAGCGGGAGCATCTCTACGTACTCTATCCCAGTCTGCTGGTGTTGCGTCATTCAATCTCATCTTCAAAGTCCTCTGCTATTCTGTCAAAGTTTCTAATAATCCTACGTTCAAAAGCCTCTACTAAATCATCCGGTGTTATAGACAACAGCTCACACAGTAGCTCTTCATCTAAATGTAACACCATCTTTTCTTTTAACTCCTCCAGTGTCATAGCCATTATACTTTCTTCCTTTTGATATACCGTGTCATCTCCTTGGCTGTCTCTACAGTGTAGTGCTGGAACCCTTCCTTCTCACACCACTCTCCCATAGTTATCTTACCACCCTTTCGTACCTTCTTGTTGGGGTTTGACAACACAAAGATCAACTCCCACTCCGGCATTGAATCTCTAATGGCTGTGTACTTCTGTGTGTCACCTACCCTGAAGAACCCTTTGCACTCTATCAGTATTGCCTTGTCCTCGTGTACGAAGTCCGGTAGATACTTCTTGTGTACTGTGTACGGTATACCATACGGCTCAAACTTGTACTGTCCATCTAACTTCTCTGATAAATCCTTCTCAAGTCCTGACCTAAAAGCCCTCTTCATCTGGCATGACCTCCTGTACCTTTGGTTCTTTTACTACGTCTACTAAATACTTTGGCCCGTAGGAATAAGCGAAGACCCGTAAGTTTGGATAGCAGTGGTCTTTGAACTGACAGTAAGAGCAGCCAATAGATAGCTTTGAGTTTCCTGATTTGCCGTCCGGTACGGGTGGGTAACACCACTCCACTGGCTCTGGCTGCTCTACTAGCTTTTTTACATGCTTCACCCTGTCCACTATGTCACCCTTCAGTGCCTCATACACAGGAGCCTCTGTGTCATTCAGGTCATACTTAAGGTACGTTAGGTGTCCATTGGCCTTGTCCATTGCAAGCCATCCAAACTCTGTCTGTCCCTCTGAGTGTGCGTAGGCTTTGATCTGATCAATATAACCAAAGGGGTCGTCGTAGGCCAGTGTACCATCCTTAAACTTCTTGAACCCAAAGCTGCTTGCTGACTTGACATCAGTAACAATACCGTCAATCTTGCAGTCCATGTGACCCACGACTCCTTCAACTTTACATACCTTCTGCTCGTCAGTAACACTGTGTCCAGCCATACGGGTCAGGAATAACAACATCTCTTCAATCAAGTGACCATACATAAACTTGACATAGGTATGGGGCTGTAGTTCCTCACCTTCCGTACCGTTGAAGTGATTCCAGAGGTAGCGGTCGGTGCGGCCAATATTTGACAGGCGTAGCCTGCGGTTATCCTCTCGCTTCTTCCGACCAAACTCAGTACGCATCAGTTCCTTAACGCTTTCACCAAACCTGTCTATCTCTGCCTCTACATCTACAGATGGGTCAGCGTCCTTGCTTTCCATCAGTGCGTAGATGTCCTGTACTACATCTTCAACACGCTTCATCGTACTCTCCTGTTACACCATCTATAATATATTTAACCCACGCTACATCACACTTGAACCACTCGTTACGCTGTTCAAACAACTCACCTAGTCTAGCGTGGGTCTCTGCTTCTGTAGCTCTACGGTCTTTTGTGTCCACCACATAGGCCAGCTCGTAGTCCCTGTAAGGCGAGCTTGTCTGATAACCATTAGCTCTGTCCTCTGCATCTACAGCCATCCCTACCTTGACCCAGCCTTCCCACGCAGGGTTAGTAATGATGTACACCTGACCCTCCGGGTTAGTCTTGTAGTTCTCCAGACCACTGAAGGCTGCATCCTCAAATCCTTTATAACGTCCTGCCTTGTACAGTGGGTGGGACTTGGGTACATATTTACCATTGACGTACATCTGTTTAGCGTTTTCTTTCTTCTTAGTCTCTGGGTTGTCCTTGTAGTACATAGGCTTCCCAGTGGCAGGGTTAATGGGTGTCTGCCCAACTGCTTCCGACTTTGTAATCTCCTGCGAGAGGGCAGTTGAGTTCGTAGTGGAGTCCTGCAGCTTCAACACAGCTTGCTGCCAGTCTTCCGAAAACCTCTGCCTTCTCTTGTCTGACTTCTGTCTGGATTTCATCGTGTATGTTCCCTAAAAAGTTAAAGTCTATACCCCATATTATAGCATACTCGTGTAGTAAACACAAGGCTTTCTTCATAACGATAGCCCCGGCTGACTGGAGTAAGCTGTTCAATGCAGCGTGTTCTGATCGTATGGCGATCCGTCTCCTATCCAAGCCATAAACATAGCCTCTTGTAGACGCCATTCCAACTCGTGTTCGTAGCTCTCCAAGAGCTGGCGTATTTCGGAGGAACTTTTCCTTAAGTCTTTGACCGTCCTTTCTAGTTCCACCAACGATACTTCCGACCTTGGCATCTCCGGCCCCGTAAAGAAAAGCGTATATGAAAGTCTTCGCTTGATCTCTAGTTTCAAGGCCCGCAGCCAACTGATTTGCCGTGTGTATATCTCCGTTGAGTATTTCATTCGTGTACTCCTCGTCATTCATGTAGTGCGCTAACATCCGTAGCTCAAGACCGCTGGCATCCATACCGACTAGCTTGTACCCTTCCTTCACTGTCCACACATCACGACACTGTTTGCCGTAGGGTGAGTAGACCGCAGGAACCTGCCCCATGTTGGGACTAGAGTGCGTCATGCGTCCTGTCACTGCACCGTTGGAATTAACGTACCCGTGTACTCTACCGTCATCCTCTACTGCATCTAGCCAGCTTTGCACCTGTGCGACACGCTTCTGTATCATCAGGTACTCACCAATCAGGGAAGCCTGTGGTATTCCTTTCACTGTACTCAGCACTGCCTCGTCTACGATGGCCTGTCCTGTCTCAGTAAATTGCTTAGGCTTCCAGCCAAAGTGCTGGAGGTATCGTCCTATCTGCTGACGTGAACCCAAGTTAAACTCTGGGTAGTCAAGACGGCTGAAGGGAGCGACTGCGGTAGTCCATTGATCGCCTAAGAACTTAAGTCCAACAACAGAGTACGTACCGTCTTTCTTAATCTTGGGGGTAATCTCTTTGACAAATGTCGGTAACGGTTTGAAAGTCTGATGCACCTCGTCTTCAAGGTCATTCTTCTTCTCCTTTAGTTCTGCTAGTAATACAAATGCTTTCTCTTGATCTAAGAGCCAGCCTGTTTTAATTTGCTTTGATATAATGCTTTGTACTTGGTGTTCCAAGCTAATGCTTTCAGCTCCAAAATCTGCAAGCTCAAGAAGTAATCTCTTGTACACCAGCACATTAACATTAACGTCTTGCTTGCAATAGTCCACCATATCCTGCGAATAATTATCCCAGTCATCGTGATCTCCTTTAGATTGATTAAGTCTGTCACCCCAGTTACGGAGCGAGTGACCGCCCTCTCTTGATGGGTTAGCCAGTCGTGACATAACTAAAGTATCAGACACCTTACACTTACTAAAGTCTGTGCCTAGCAGTTTCTCAAGGACAGGTACGTCATAGTCAATGATGTTGTGACCTATGATCTCACACTCTCCAAGACCTGCGATGTAATCATTGAACGACAGTAGCGTGTCACCTGAGAACGTATGCGTCTCACTGGTGTCCAGCTCCTGAGTTACAATTACCCAGACCTTTGTAGGCTTTAAACCGTTAGCTTCTATGTCGAATACGATTTGCATTAGAACTCCGCGTTATCTCCTGTAGGACAGGCTGTCTCAATCATGCGACCTGACTCCTTATCGTAGTACAGGTAACACGCGGGGCCAGTCAGTCCTACAAACCTATTCTTCAATACACGTACCGTGGTGGTGTTGCGTATCTCAGGGTCAACGTGTTGTTGGTCACGCTCCAAGCCAATCACAATATCACTGAGCTGGGCAATGGATGCTGAACCACGCAGCTCACCCAAGCTGATCTTACCACCGTCCTCATGTGCCTTGGCACCGCTGGGTCTGCGTAGGTGTGATACTAGGAATAGCCCTACACCTGTCTCCTGAACCAGCTTGCGGAGGTTGGTCATAATACTGTCGATAGCCTTACGCTCGTCGCCTGTGTCCTGATCGCTGACCACAATGCTCAGGTGGTCAAGGATAATCCACTTGCAGTCCAGTCCCTTGGCCATGTAGCGTATGCGTCCTAGCAGGTTGTCCTCGCTCGTACTGCCCCAATGATCAAACATAAAGATGCGCCCTGAGCCTAGCGTCCTGTCCCAGTAGCCCTTCTTCTCTTCCTGCGTGACTGTCTTGTCCAAGTGAAGCTGCTTGTTAGCCTCAATGGACATGATGCCCAGAGCTGTCTTAGGGATGTCCTCCTCCAGTGCTAGGATGCCTATGTTCTCCTCCGTTGCACCCAAGAGGTAATGCTCTAGCTCCCTAACGATCTGCGACTTACCCATGCCTGACCCTGATGTGATTGTCACCAGCTCCTGCTTGCGGAACCCGTGGGTCATCTCGTTGAGACACTCCCAAGGATAGGGAATGGACTTGACATCTGACTGCTTGATAATCATGTCCCATGTCTCATTGCCTGCTACGATACCGTCCGGGCGATAGGCTTTAGCGTTCCACCACTCCTTAACAAACGCCTGCACCTGATTGCTCTTAAGCATATCGCCTGCATCCTTGGCTGGCAGTGTGACATTCTTGGCCTTGTTGGGGGTGAACAGATCAAGCACCGACTTGGCTGCTTCCTGTCCTGCCTTGTCGTTGTCAAAGCAGATCACCACATTGTCAAAGGTCTCAAGCCACTCTAGGTTCGCTTTGATGTCTTTGGCTGCTCCGGCTGCACCTGATCTGATGGAGACGACTGGCCACTTTCCGTCGAACATCTCGTTGACAGCAAGTGCGTCCGCCTCGCCTTCTGTGATCGTGATGTACTTACCGCCCGTCTTGAAAGCCTGCTGGCCGAACAGCCCTGCCTCATTGAACTCTCCTGTTGCATAGAATGATTTAGTTTCGGTGATCCGCACCTTGGTTCCTGTCACCGCACCTGTGTCCTTGTTGTGGTACGGGTAGTGATGCTTGACAATTTGTCCGTCAGTGCCGTACTCAACTGTCACACCGTACCGCTGGCACGTTGACTGTGAGATACGTCTATCAGGGATTGCCGCTATGACACCTGTCATCTCTAATGACCTCATTGGTTTACGTTGTGTTACTTGTCCTATCTGACCGTTGCCGTGTTCGTAATAGTTGCAGCCCCCAGAGAAGCAGACTGCATGACCATCACTATAACGAGCCAGATTGTCCGATGAGCCACACTTGGGGCATGGCTCATGTTGGACGAATGTTGACTCAACCGCCACTAGAAGTCCTCTCCGCCTTCCTGTTCAGCTACCTCAAGTACCTTGATCTTGTTCAGGTACGTGCTGGTGCCGTGTACAGGATGGGGCTGACCCTCTGCGTACATGATACGCACCTTAGAGCCTCGACCAATGCGGCCCTTGAACGGGTTGCCCTCTGCATCCATCACCGGGACATCGTACTTGGTGCTGAACTTGCGCTGCTTGACTCCCTCGTACTCGCGGAGCTTGACACCAGCTTCGGACAGAGTGCCCGCTGTTGGTTCATCTAAGCTGAGAACCAGAGAGAACTTCCCGGTGGACTGACCCTGATACATCTCATGCTCGTCTAGGTTTTCAAATGCTACTAAGCCTTCTAATACTGCCATGGTTACTACCTCTATGTTATGACCCCTAA